AGCATTTTACAGCGTATACCAAGGCGCAAACGGATTTACAGGCTTTGGGAATAAAAGGCGCTCAAGAAACTGCTTTACAGAATCAGAAAAATGCCGGTGCTCTTGCAGCCGCGCATGTTAAAAATCAGAAACCGGTTGCAACCCCTGGTGCGGGCGGACAAGACAAAGAACAAAATTTACTTTATCAACAGGGTTTGTCGCAGATAACAAGTTTGCGTGGGGATCGGTCTTTGCAGGCGGTTGAAGCTCAGCGCGACGGTGCGATTGATGCAATGAAAACTATACAACGGGCGGAAAAAAGCGGTCAACCCATGAATAGTTTTGATATGATTAACGTGCTGTCAAAAATAAATGAAGGAAAAGGCGAAGGTAAAATACCGCAAACTTTAGCAGGCAATGTCGGCAAGGCTTTTCAGCTTGTTACTGGTCAATCGGCTCCGTCGACTACGATTGGCATACAAAATGCGTTAAAAGCATTGGTTACACAGATTGGATCGGATGCGGATCAAAAACATGCGGCATACATGGCGCCGCATCTGGCCTTTAATCCTGGATTGACCCCAGAGAATCAGGCTAGATTGTCGGGTTTGGCGCGCGGTTTAAATTATGCGCAGGCAACGGCGCCGGCTTTAAAAACAGCAACCCCCGAAGAAGCCGCAAAGTTACCGTCTGGAACTCATTTTTTGACAACAGATGGGATAGAGCATGTCCGCAAATGATGATTATTCGGGTATTTCTGTTCCAGTAGGATCCTCTGTCAAGGACGATTATTCAGGAATTTCTACTCCAGTTGATTCTCCTGCGCATGCTTACGATAATTCCGTCGAGAGCGCGGCCCCTTTACATGGTTTAGCCGTATCTGCATTAAATGTAGCTAAAAACTTTGGTAAAGGTGTGTTAAATTTTGGTCAGGGATTAGCTGCTGGCGCCGGTAGTGCTTTGGCAATGACACCAGCACCACAAGCATTCCCTAAAAGTTGGCAACTACCTGGTGCAGAGACAATACAACCAAATTTACAACCGCAACAACAGGAAGCCAGCCAAACCATAGCCAATATGGCACCTAAAACGGGCGCGGGACATGTAGGGTTGATTACAGGTCAAATTTTGACTCCGACTACACCTTTAGATATTGCTGGTCTTGGAGAAACGTTAAAGGCTTTTAAATTAGGTGCTGCGACTATTAAAGATATACCTAAAATAATTGGCCGTGGTGTTGCACAGGCGGCAGAGGAACAAACGGCTATGCCTGCAAATGTATTAAAAATGGCTGGGACACCAACAGGATTAGCACAATTGCAGGCGGTTAAAGGTAAGGCATATCAAATTGGACAATCATTGGTTGATAATATATATAATCCGTGGGATAAAATTCCAGAAGCGCAAAATATAAAAGAGATAGCGCAAAAAATACCGTCTGTTTCTTCTTCTGCATTACAAAAAACTTTAACGAGTCATATAATTGAAAATCCGGTAGCCGAATTAAAGCCAGTAAACGATAAAATAATTCAAAAAATGAACGAAATTGGTAGTATTGCCAAACAAAATTCAAATGGGGAACTTACTGCCCCCGATTTGATAAATATTCGTCAACAGTTGGATAAAGTAATTGATAACGGTTTCGGGCAGGAAGCAAACTCATATATAACCGCTCTCAAAGATACCCGGCATACCATAAAAGACATGTTGCTTCAATCGGCAAATGAAAGCGGTATTCCTGAATACGCGGATCAGATGAAGTCTTTTGCCAACAAACTAGATTTGGTTGACAAACTTAAATCCAAACTTGGCGCAAATGTCAAGCAAGGTGAAGACCATGCCGAAGGTTTTATCAGTAATCTTTTTGGGAAAAATCGTACAAACACACAAGAAACATTAAAGGATTTCGATCAGGCATTTGGAACTGATTATTACAACCAGGCCAATGCGGCGCATCTTGCGGATTACCTTAATCCTGAAGGTAAATTACCAATTTTTACAAAATGGCCGACAGGTAGAAGCGGTATGCTGGGGAAAATGGGCGCATTTACTATTGGTAGTCCGCGTGTAATGAGTTGGGCTTTAAATAATCCTGTTAAAGCTTCCATTGCGGCCACAATACCAGCCGCTGCCGCTGCATATAGCGGGATTAATACAATCGCCAATATGGGAGGAAAGTAATCATGCCTTTTAAAAGCCAGGCCCAACGCGGTTTTATGTATGCCAATCATCCCGCTATTGCCAAAGAATTTGAGGCGGCTACGCCTAAAGGCAAGAAGTTGCCATATCACGTTAAGAAAAAGAAAACTATCGCAAATATGATGAAGGATTAATTTTATGACAACATCAATTTTAGGTTACTACGGCCCGGATCCGAAATGGCAAGTATTCTCGGATAACGGTTTGCCGGGAGCAGGATATAAACTCTGGGCTTTTGCTGCCGGTACGACAAGCCCGCTAGATACCTATAGCGATCCATTTTGTCAGACTGCTAATGCCAATCCGGTCGTATTCGATGCAGCAGGCCGCGCGACAATCGTTTTTAAATTAGGAGTAGCGTATAAGATCGTATTGACATATGCGGACGGGGAGATTGATTCCGGTACCGGTTTGCCTACGCTTGGTAGTACGATTTGGTCAATAGATAATTATGGGTCAATCAGCAGCGCATTTTGTACCGTAGCGTCAATAGCGGATTTAAAAGCACTTAATAGCGCAGCGTTTGACTTTGTTTCCGTGCTTGGCTATTATGTTGCGGGAGATCAAGGTGGTGGCTTGTTTTATTGGAATGGTTCCAGCAGCGTAACGCAAGATACCGGCATGGTTTTTTACGGTGCCGATAATTCATCGGGTGCAAATAACGGGCGCTATATTCGTATGATTACGCCCGGAGCAGAAGTAAATGTACGCTGGTTTGGCGCTAAGGGCGATAACAGCAACAATGATACAACCGCGCTTGCGGCCGCAGACACTTATGCGCAGGCGCAAGGCGCCAAACCGGCATTATATTTACCTAACGGCGCATTTAAAATAAGCAGCGATCCCGGTTTAGTTTCGCTTGTGCATCTCGCGGGCGGGGCATCGCTAGTCTGTGCCGCGCTCACGCCTGCGATTAAACCGATTATTGATGATTTAGGTTACCATTTTAGTTGTACAACAAACATTGTTTTCCCGGCTAGTCAAATTGTTCACGCTGAGTGGTTTTCCAGCGTTGCGCTCGGCGGCGGATCAAATGATGATACCGCTGCTTTTCAAAAGGCGCTTTTGTCAATCGCAGCCAATGGTGGAGTATTAGAGGTTGCAGGCGCATCAGTTTATTATAAGATAACAGGAACTTTACCGCTTGCGAGCAACTTAACAATTCGCGGGCTAGGCAATCAATCATGTTTTAAATTTGCTTCAGGAATTTCAACTACCATTCCCATGTTTTTGGGTGCCGCTACTGCGGTTTTAACCAATGTAGCAATTAGAAAAATACAGTTGGATGGTAACGCGACTGGTCAAATAAGCACGCATACGCCGAACGCCATTACCGGTAATTTTAGCAATTCGGTTATAGAGGACTGTTTGATGCAGAACTTTTTTGGGACTGCTATTTCTTTGGGAATAGCAGCGTATCCTTGCACAAATATGAAAGTTAAAGGAAACCTATTTTATCAGAATGGACAAAATCATACCGACGAATCAGGTCTTCTTGCTGGTAGTATTAAAATAGTCAATGGTTCTTATATCGATATTATAGATAACCATATTGAAGATTTTAATTCATACGGTGCCTATGGAATTTGTATTTATTGTACAGCGACATATTCTGCCTTGACTAATATTAACATTAAACGCAATGAACTTATTGGTTGTAATATTCAACACTTTCCGTATGGTGCATTATATGCTGGGGAAGTGGTAGTTGCGGATAATAAAGTAGATTTAAGCAGTGTTTACGGATATAGTACACCAGACTGTATTATGTTTGAATATGGAAACGGCCATGTGCGAATATCTAACAATACGCTTTATCCGAACTTAGTTTCCGCTGGTATTCATGTTATGCCGGTTGGTTCGACTGCTCCGGCTATTCCTTTACGATATGAGATAGATAACAATAGCATTTTCACCACGGCCACATTGTCAACCGAAGCTGATGTAAATGGTTCAACCCATTCAGGAATTAGCATTGAATCAGCCCAACATTATACCGCGTATGTCCACGATAATAATATTGTGATGCAAAATGACGATACGACTGTTCCCGGACTAGTCACCGGCTCTTATGGCATTTGTGAAGATGGGTCTGCTTGGGGTTCTGCTACTGGGACTGTTAAATATGGTACAAACACAATTTCCGGATGGGCTGTATCGATATACAATGCTCATTCAACCAGTACTTTGGTTTTGCCGCAGACCGTTTCGATTATTGGCGATTTGCATATCTCCGGTTTAATATACGGTACGCTGGGCTTAACTGGTTTTATAAATGGTTTACAAATGAGCGTTATGACCACGGCTATAAGCGTTTCTTCAGGTTGTGCAATGGACTCAACAGGTGCACAAATAATAAAACTGGCGTCTATGTTTAATAAAAACATAGTGAATAGTGGCCGGACGGCTTTTCAGGCGTGGACGCTAGGATCAGGCGGTGGCGGGGTTCCCGCTACAGTTAGTTTTAGTACAGGATGGAAAAATATATTTATTATTATGGATTCCGCTGGAACGGTGGACATTGGCCTTGATGATGCCGTAAATCTTGATGCAAATAAATTATTAGCGTATGCCGGAACAATAACCGGCACAACATGGATTTATTATAGGCGCATAGGTTCCGTTTATATTAGTGGGACATCAGGATCGTATCAAGTCCGGCCTTTCAGACAATTCGGTGATTTTTTTAGTTATGATAGCGATATTTGGGCGAATGATTATACTGGTGCCAGCGATATAACCGCCGGGGCGGCAATATCGTTGCTTTATGTGCCATTATACATAGTTACTAAAGCTAAAATAAATGTCCGGTTAGAAAATAACAATACAAGCAATAGTGCCTCAAACTTACTCATAACAAATTATAATGATACTAGTTCGACGCCGGGATATTTTCCATTGTCAATGGGAAGGCCAACGGTAGATGCGGCTAGTTATCTTGCTAGTGCTTTTATTATGGATATCGATACGGTCGTTAGCGGAAGCTCTGTATTGATATACGCTAAAACCGGGCATTCGGCGGATAGGGTATCTATTGCCGCCATTGGATACGCTGATTATCGTGGCAAAGACGGATTTTAATATTATGCTAAAAAATACGAAACCAAAGCCTAAAATTCAAATTCCCATTCATGGGGATTTTAAATTTTTATTTGATCATAGCAGGGTCTGGCGGTATCGTGTTTGCCCCGGCGGCCGTGGCCGTGGAGCAAGCTGGAATTATATACGCGCGTTATTATTGATTGCTTATAATCCGGTAAAATTATGGTATGGACAAAAAAAAGTCCGTATTCTTTGCACGCGCGAAATTCAACGGTCTATACGAGAGTCAACCTGGCGCCTGTTAAAAGAGCAAATTGAAATGTGCGGACTTTATCCGTTTTTCGATGTTACCGACGTTAGCATTAAATGTAAACATAATGGAAGTGAGTTCATTTTTGAAGGACTGTTAAGAAATATTAATAAAATAAAATCATATTCCAGTATTGACATTTGCGATGTAGAAGAAGGCGAAAACATATCAGAGGAATCGTGGATAGATTTAATTCCGACGATAAGAAACGAATATAAGGATCAACCTAAAATAAACGGAGAATATCCCGGTTCTGAAATTTGGGTACGTTATAATCCTAAATACGAAGACGACGCCACGCATCAGCGTTTTGCCGTACATGCTCCTGATAATGCTATAGTTAAATTTTTAAGTTGGAAAGATAACCCAGACTTTCCGGAAGTGCTTAAAAAGGAACGGGAACAGGATTATGCGTATCGCCCCGCTATTGCTAAAAATATATGGGAAGGGCAATGTCTGGGAACAGGTCGCAAAGTCTGGCCGGAATTCAGCGAGAAATTGCATGTAAAACAAATTGATTGGGATATTATCCGCGATCAGGGCAATTGTTATATGACGATGGATCCGGCGATGCATTATTACCCAGCATGCCTTTGGATAGCAGTATTGCCTAAAATTGGTATCAAAGGTACGTTTAAATATGTTTACAACGAGTGGCCGACGCTTAATGATATGGGGGAAGAATTTTATAAAGCCCGCAAAGACACACTTTATGCGGGAACATTAAACGATATGGCGCGCGCTTTTAGCGTTAAGGATGGTTTTGTAGAACATCAACTAAATATTAAGGCGCGGTTTATTGATACACGTTTTGCCAAAGGAACGGGCAGCGGGTCATATTTTAGTGGTTCGACCGACGGGCTTGTGTCTGAATTTGCAAAACGCGAAAATGGCGGTTTGATATTTCAGTGTCCAAATGTAAAAGCTATTGACAGTCAGCGGATGCTTATTATTCAAGATTTGCAGATTAATACTTTGCAGGATGTCGGGCCGATGAATGAACCTAGTTTGTTTGTTGCGCCGTGGTGTCATAATCTGATAACCAGTTTAACTAATCATCGTTTGATTGACGGAAGCGAAGAAGAAGACCCGAAATATAAGGATTTTTCGGATTCTTTACGGATCGGATACGCAGGACTTGGCGGATATATATATCGTGATCCGCGTCCTGAAACACCTGAAATTACTCCAAGTTTCGTTACAGCTGGTTATTCCGGTGGTAGTAACGGCAGTACATGGGCGGCCTAAATTATGATAAAGCGCAAACGTAAACCTACAATAAATACCGTGGATGAACAGAAAACCAAAAACAAAAGTGAATTTCTTGCGCTTGCCGTAAAGCGGTTTCAAAATTGTTTAGACAATAGTATGGAACAACGAAAAGAGGCGGCGGATGATATACGCTTTGTTGCCGGAATACAATGGACGGACGGGGATTTAAAACAACGTGAGCTTGATAGGCGCCCATGTTTAACGGTAAACCGCATATTGACAATTAATAATCAGGTTATTAATGACATGGCGCAAAACACTCCATCGATCAAATATCGCCCGGTTGATTCGGTTACGGATATAGCGACCGCTGATATTATTAGCGGATTAGCACGGCATATATTAAATCGTGGCGACAGTAAAGACGCTATCGACTGGGCCGTAAATAATGCAATAAATCAAGGATGGGGATTTTTCAGAGTATTAACCGATTATTGCGCGTCAAATAGTTTTGAACAAGATGCAAAATTGATGCGTATTAATAATCCTGCCAGTGTTTATTTACCATTTCATCTTTGCCAAAATGCGGATTTTTCCGATATGATGTATGCGTTTATAAGGGAAAAATATCCGAAAGAGGAATTTGAAGAAGAGTTCGGAAAGAACGGCACGAACGCTTGGAAAAATCAAGGCGAAGGTGATAGAAACTGGTATGAGCATGATTCTGTTTATGTAGCAGAATATTTTATACGAGAAAAAACCAAAAAGAAAATTTATTTGCTTGATAATGGACAAACTGTAGAAGACCTGCCTGAAGGGATAATTGCGGAACAGACACGCGAAAAAGATGAATATAAAGTTTATCGTTATCTAATTACAGAAAACGAAATATTTGAAGACCGAAAGGAATTACCTGGGCAATATATTCCAATCGTCGCGGTGTTGGGACAGGAATTCAATGTTGACGGCGTAAAAAAATATTTTAGCATTACGCGCAACGCTAAAGACAGTCAGCGGATGCACAATTTTTGGTTGTCCGCATTTACGGAAATGACAGCTTTGCAGCCCAAAGCGCCGTTTGTTGTTCCTAAAGGAATGTTGGAAGGTTTTGAGACGCAATGGAGAGAGGCTAACAACAAAACTTTTGCATTCTTGGAATACAATGGAATAGTCAATGGACAACCCGTTTCAGCGCCTCAACGTGTACAACCACCGATACAATCTGAGGCTATTATTACCGGTGTACAGATGTCAAGCGAAAGTCTGAAAGAAACCACGGGCATATACGATGCTTCACTTGGTTCAAATGGGCAGGAGAAAAGCGGTAAAGCAATCATCGCCCGTCAACGGCAAGGTGATGTGGCTAATTTTCATTTTGTAAATAATCTCAATCGGGCCTTACGTTATTTAGGCCGGATATTAATCGATATGATACCGGAAATTTATGATAGCGCTAGAGCAATACATATTCTTGGCGAAGATTTGACTGATGAAGTTGTTGTTATTAATCAAGTTTATCAAGACCCGAACGATCCCGACAAACAGCTTTTATACGATCTTACGGCTGGGGAATATGATGTTGTGATAGATACCGGGCCAAGCTATGAAACACGGCGTATGGAAGCTGCGGATAGTTTGACGCAGATTATCCAAGCTGTGCCGCAAATAGGCCAGGTTTGCAGTGATATTCTTGTGCGTAATCTGGATTTTCCTGGGGCTTCTGAACTTTCAGAGCGGCTTAAAAAGACTATCCCACCGCAACTTATCGATGACAAGAGCAAAAACGGCGCTCCAGTATCCGAATCTGAATTGCGCACAATTATAGCTGATTTACAAGCGGTGCAGCAACAATCCGGTATGAAAGACCAGCAAATCCAGCAGATGACCGCCATGATACAGCAGATGCAGGGATTATTAAAAGAAAAAACAACGGGGCAGCAATTAGATATGGAAAAAACCGTTATTAAGGCGCAAACAGAAATACAAAAAGCGCAACTACAACAAGCGCATGAAAATCATGGACGAATTATCGATACCGGTCTGGAATTACATAAAATGGCCCAGCAGCAAATGACCAATGCGCTGAATACGGCTAATCCTGGTCAGGCACCCGCGCCATTAGCGGAGAATAACGCACCTGGCAATAGCCAGAGGGGTTAAATATTATGACAACCGATATGATCGTGGAAGAAGCCGTACAGGTTACAGATGAGAACTTAAGCAAAAAGACCGGTGATGAGCCGGAGGTTGTCGAAACCGAGAAAAAAGACGAAAAACCGGAAGAGAAAAAATCGGAAGAGAAAAAATCGGAACCAAAAAAAAATCATCAAGAGCGGCGCTGGGATAAAGTTCTCGGCGAGGGGAACCGGCTAAAATCAATCGTAGCTCGACAACAGGAAGAAATTGAAGCGTACCGTGCGGCTATGGCCGAACGCGGGCAAAATCCGGAACAGCCTCAATCTTTAGAAAAACCCATACGCTCTAATTATGCAGACGACGCGGGATATATTGATGCGGTGATTGAGTACAAGACCAATCAGCGTATGAACGATATAGAACAGAAAATGAAGGTTCAGACGGAACAAGTTAAAGAGATGACTGTTTTTGAAACGCGCGAAACTGAGTTTAAATCAATAACGCCCGATTATGAAGAAGTCGTACAGGGCGCGACTGATGTTCCAGTTTCTGAAAGTATTATAGCGGCAATAAAGGCCAGCCCCTCAGGCCCCGCTATCCGGTATTATCTAGCACAAAATCCTGATATTGCCGAGGAGTTAGTTGATCTTCCGCCTGTGCAGGCGGTTTTGGAAATTGGACGGCTTGAGGCAAAAATTGTTGCTCCCGTAAAAAGACCGGCTATAAAGCCGAGCGGGGCGCCTGAGCCTGTAAAACCTGTTGCCGGGAACCGAGGGAAAAACACCGTTGACCGGGATAGACTGAACGATGATGAATGGCGTAAACTGCGACATGCAGAGCGCAAGAAAAACCGATCTTAATCAAAAAGGAATAAATTATGGCTAATTCTTTACTAACTCCTACAGAGATTACGAGGGAGTTTCTTGACATACTCCACTCTAATATCGTAATCTGCAAAAACATGGACAGACAATATGAATCAAAATTCGCTAATAGCGGGGTATCGCTTTCCGGTAATAAAATCGGCCCTAACCTGCGCATTCGTAAACCTAACGTTTACAATGTGCGTTCTAGCTGGCCGATGGCCCAGCAGGACATTACCGAAGCGTATGAAACGCTGACGATTGATACCGTGCGCGGAATCGATATGAATTTTGATGACAGCGCGCTAACTTTGACCATTGACGATTTTAGCCAACGCTACATTGAACCGGCCGCGAAACGTCTTGCAGCGGAACTTGATTATGTTGCTGGCGCATACATTGTGAACAATACGTATAATGCTGTTGGAGAAATCAGCACCACGTATTATACGCCGGGTTCAAACTCCAAACCGACAACGTTTCTTAATGCTATCAAACGCGTTAAGGAAAATCTTGCTCCTATGGACGACGGGATCTGCGCCATTATCAGTCCGACAACTGAAGCCAGCGTCGTTAGCGGTTTATCTGGTCTTTACAATCCGCAGAATGCTATTTCTGGGCAGTATGAGGAAGGTCAGATGTCGCGGGCGCTCGGTGCTAAATGGTATATGTCACAATTGCTTTCCTCTCATGTCAACGGCACGCGAACGGATACTTCGCCGATCACTTCGGCTGCTCCGGCCTTGGGCGCAACGAGTATTGTCGTAACCGGCGCAGGAAATTCGTTGACTTATACGGTGGGCGACACTTTTTCTGTCTCAGGTATCTATGATGTCAATCCAGAGAGTAAGCAACAGTACGCCACGCTTAAACAGTTTGTTTGCACTTCGGCGGTAACGAGTGCCGCAAATGGCAACGTAACGCTCTATGTGGCCCCTGCAATTTATACCAGCGGCCCGATGCAGAACTGTACGGCGTTTGGCACAACTAGTCGCGCGCTTTACAATATTACGATTGCCAATGGTTATCCTTCCGGCCCGGCCAGTTCGACTATGCCGGTAGATATTGTAATGCATGAGAAATCTTTTGCATTGGCCACGGTGGATCTTGAACTGCCTCGCGGTTTGGATATGGCGGCGCGCGCGTCAAGCGACGGAATTTCTATACGTTTTTTGCGCGGTTATGACATTTTAAACGCCAGGATGCTTTCCAGATGCGATATTTATTTCGGAATTTGCAAACTGCGGCCTGAATGGGCTTGCAAAGTCTGGGGCGCAGCAGCATAACTTTAATCTAG